TGAATTGTTAAATCCACCAGTTGCAATCCAATACTTTGTAAGTCCATCTATACCCCAATAGAAGTCATCCCCAATTGCTGTGGTCTTGCTGAATGTTGGATCATGAACTAGATTCCATGGATTTTTTTCAAATAGACTATCATATGATGCTTGAAGTTCATCACCTTCTCCAGAGTTAATATCTCCTAATGAAGTTGGTTTGTCTGTAATGTTTGTGTAACCACTTGAACCTGCTTCGAATGTTGCAACGCCCTTGATACTTAATGAAGATCCATTCCATTTCAGATATTCGCTTGCATCTCCAAGATTAAATTTATAATTTCCAGCATCATATCCTAACCAGAATCCTGCATCTGTATCAGCAAATGAAGTCTTACCTTGAGTTCGAATGAATCCTGAATTGTCAAGAGTTATATTTCCTGCAGTTATAGTTCCGAGGTCAGCAGAAATAGCAGATAATTGATTTGCAATAATCCATTCAGCAATAACCTGATCTGTAACAACATACTCGTAAAACTCTGTAGCATTTGTTAATAGATGTAATCTGACTTGTTTACCAACCAGACCATTTGGAAGTAATGCTATATTGATACTTCCATCTCCAGCATCAGCAGTCCAATAATTTGTTATTGCATCTGCCTCATTGGTTGCAACTAACAACCTACCTTCTGAATCAAGGGTATGGTCTCCTTCTGCTTTATAATAAGTCCAAGTCGTATCATCCTCTGAAATTGAAATATAACAATTGAATGTCTTGTCTGCCCAGATTGAAACTCTATCAATCAATTGAGCGATTGGGAAATCAACTTTAATCCAATCACCAGAATCATATGCAAGACCAGGTCCTGAGTTTCGAACGTGGTCGTATAGATATGCTAATGCATCTGCAGTTGTATCATAGTTATCATAGTAAGTCAGTCTTCCAGTTAACTCACCCTCAATATCGTCTTGAGTTAATGGAATAACTTCATCCTGGACAACATCTGACTTGATTCCAACTCCAAATAAATCATAAGGTTCTATCTGTGCTCTATATGTAGTATCCTTAACCAGATCAAACTCAGTCCAATAGTCTGTATTTGAAGATACTTGTGCTACTTCAGTTGTAGGTGGATTACTTGTATCCATATATACTTTGAAATGACTCATATCATTGTCAGTTGGTGTTATTGCAGACCAATCAACTTTGATACCGTTGAATACTGGAACTAACGTAGGCGACAAACCTGACATATCTGGAGCAGGATTCTCGGCAATTAGAACTCCAGCTTCGTTGGATTCCTTATCAAAGATATCTCTGGCGTAAACCTTGAACTTAAACTCCCTTAATGGAAGACCTCCCCCACTATCAAGCAAGTTCATTGCCATGGTGTAAATAAATTTATTGTTAGTCGTATACTCATTTCTTCTAACCACATCAAGAGTAGTTAAAATTTGAACATGATAATCTTTGTTTTTTGTCAATACAGAATCAAACGGAGCAGCTTGAAGTGGAATGACTGAGGTTGTATCATAATGAATCCCTGTAGTTGTATCTGTTAGTAATATAACTGGATCCCATGAAATCTCACAATCAGGTCCATCAAATGTAGTTGCATCTGGTCCATTAATAACTTCGAGTCCTGTAATGTTAGGTGGAGCACTTGGATCCGCATTTAAGACTACGTTTGATAATACTACCCACACAGATGGTTCGCCAAGACCAGTTGATCTAATTCTAAAATCATATACGTTAGATGGTAAAGGTTCTATATCTACATATGTATCAGATGTTCGCTTGCTTTCATTTATAGCATATGAACTATTTATGTTTTTCCATTGAATATCGTATTGAGTAAATCTAGTATCACGAGTGTGAATCCATGATAGCATTATTCCAAATTCTCGAGTTGAAATAGTCGAACTATTCTCATATGTATATACTTGTGCAACTAGATTTGTTGGTGGTTCTATTGGTGCTCTTGAATTTGGAATGTTTGAAATTGGTGGTGGGTTAAATATTTGACCATCTTCAATTCTATCAAACTTTGCTTCGTCGTAAATTGCAGCAGTAATCTCAAACATATTCTTTTCAACTTCAGCAACCTGTCCAACTCTGAATAGTCGTGGTACTAGATAATTAAGTCCAGTTAAAACCCAAACAGCATTAACGATTGGAATTGCTGTAGAATCTGTACTCCAAGCGCTATCAACTGTTAAAACTGTATGTGGTAGACCATCGGACGGAGTGGTTATATTCCTTTCTGCAATGGTTCCATCTTCCCTCATAACATCAATAGTATATACAATTGCTGATTCAAGAGTCACAGGACTATCTAAAGTTATAGTTGATGCCCCAATTGCAACTGCTCTTCCACCATATCTTAATGCTGCATAATGTGGATCTGTTACTTCTATAATATCGCCTGGAACTACATCTGCATGATCCCAGGATGCTCGATAGGTAATAGTTTCAGTTTGAACCAACTCTGTATCAAGCAACCATCTTCCATATCTGTATGCTTGACCTCTGCTCGTACAACCGTATGCTGCAACATCAATTGGTCTATAACCATATCTTGAAATACCAGCTGCATCATCGACTGCTTCGACTGCTCGTCTATAAAAATCCTCTGGATCATTCCAAGTTACATTAACAGCAGTATGTCTATTCTGTAATGATGAACCACGATACATAAACTCACCATCAATAATGTTTGATTGATTGACTAATTTTGTGACTGGTTTTGGTGAATCTTGTGAAGCAGTTGCTTGACCGCCACCCCAATATGGCATACCACGGAAATTTGAAGTCAATGTTGATAAGATGTTAACTGCATCTTCTCTTGTTTGAATAACTCCGTTGAATGTAAATCTTCTTTCCATAATAGGTTCGCCAGTTATAGTTACTTCGCCGCTTGCTACGTGTTGGTCACAATACTTACCAATGTTATATATAGTCCATTTATCTATATATTCAGCATCAAGTCCTAAACCATATCTTTTATTCCTTAAAATATCATAGTATACCCACGCTGGGTTATTTGAATAGACCTTTCCTGTTTTGAATTGACCATCCCAAATCCCATGATAAGCATTTTCACCACCGCCCTCATCTTCCGGGTCATCAACTACTTCTGGATAATAATTAGATGGAATTAAAATCTTTAACCCTTCAACTTCATATGCTCTACTTGGGATTCTTGAACCGAATGAACCTGCATCCAGCTGAATACCAATCATTGCTGTATCAGGATAGATAAGGTTTGCATCTACAACTTCAGTATATGATGCCCAAAACAAATCATTTTGTTCATTTTGAGTATCTGAATCTGCTGTTAATCTTGTAGTCCTAATCAACCAAGGACCAGGTCCATATTTTAATGAAATATTATTAACCTTTACCTGTCGTTGATATGCTGAAATACATTTACCTTCTAAAGTTATTGTTGTTCCGATTTGTTGCCAAGATAGACCTGCATTATTACTTATATGGATATCCCACTGCAACCTTGAGAATCGAACTTGACCATTCGAATCATTAACACTGAATAAAGAAGGAATTGTATATTTCAAAGAAAGGTGATCAACGTCTGTATTTGTTATTGATCTTATTTGAGGATCTCCATACTTAACCTGAACATCAACTGAAACTTCAGTTTCTTGTTCTGTAAATCCTGTTAGTGGTTGTGGGTCATCCCTACCAGGTTTGAAATCATATAATATACCATCAACCCATATATTTTCACCAGGATTCTTTTGAGGGACTTCATTAAAGAAAATACTATTACCACCGTTAATCAATCCTTGAATTTCACCTTCACAAATTAAGTCAACAAATGTAGCTACGGTTTTTGATCGAAGATTGTTGGGATCATCTGGTGGTGGCGGATCAGGTTCATCATTATCATCACCATACGATCCATGAATAGGTAGGTATATTTTCTCTTTATCTTTAGACATTTGTGTCAGTTACCTCCAAAGAGCTAGATACTAAAGTCGATCCTACAATCATATGACCATAAACCAATGGAACAGGTCCACCTTGATTAATAGTGTTTACAGGACCGTCGAATATAAATGATGGGCGTTCATCCGGTCTCTCTTGAATACCATAATCTCCAATTCGAGGAGCTGGGGAAATTATTCCCATAATACCTGTAGCAAATAGTGCAAGACCAACATTGAACACAACTGCTGAAGTTATCAATCCATAACCCAATGCTCCTGCTGGTGGAACCCAATAAGATGCAACCATTAGAATTACACCCAAGACCATTGTTGCTATATTACCCCACATTGATTTGTCACCACCAACTACAGGACATATATGAAAGTCTCCTGTCTTATACTCCATCATGACTGTATCATTGCTCATGGCATTCTCTTCAATCAGATCGTCACCATTAACAACATAGTATTCTTCATCTCTTCTTATATCATTACGAAAACCTGGAAAGTTACACTCCATTGCTCTGAACGCTTCACCCACAGATATAACATCAAACTTAAATGACTTGCCATATTTCTCTGCTAAATTTCCATAAAAATAAATAGTTCGTAGCATTTTTAGTCTCCTGTATATCTATAAAATCCATGAATGTTTTGCTTCCATTTGTGTAGTGGTTCTATATTTGAAAGTCTACGGACAAAATGATGAAGAATGTTTCCATCTCCCATATAAATTCCTGAATGATTTACAACATTTGCTCCAATCATTAAGAAAACTAAGTCGCCCTTTTTGATTTCGGATTCTTTTACTTCAATCAAAGTATCAAGACTTTCAAAACCA